AGGAATAACTAAAAAAGATCAATTAGATATTAATATGAAATCTCTACACGGAATATTTATATTACCAGCAAAAGATGGAAGTAGTAAAGATTAATATGGCTGATAAATTTAAAAAAAATTATACTAACACAACTCTAACTCAACCAGGAGTTAAAGAAATATTTCCTACTTTAAATACAGTTCAAAGAGGTGGTGCTAGTAAAAACTATGGTCAGGTTAATTTATTAAAAAGTTATACTAAAAATTTATTAAAGGATGCAAAACCATTAATAGATAAAAGTTTAAAAAAATCTCCATTAGAAAGTAGAAATTTTAAAGGTGCAATTGGTGCTCCACTTAATGTAAAAGAAAAATTATTGACTATTGATAAATTACAAAAAGTTAATAATGAGAATGCTATGTTTGATAAAGCAAATCCAAATATAATAAGAAATACTAGAAATGCTTTAAATAATTTAGAAAAACAAATTAAATCTAAATTTATGCAAACAGATGTTGGAAAAAAATTTAGAGAAGAAGAGAATAATTTTAGAAGATTTTTAAGAAAGCAAAAAAATAAAATAACTATTTCAACAGATTATTCTTAATAGTGGAACCTATAAAGATCAAGAGAAGAGCTAGAACAATTCCTTTTGGATTTAAAGAATCAAGTGATCCAAATTATATTGAACCAGTTAAATCAGAATTAGAAGCATTAAAACAAGCTAAAGAATATTTAAAGACTTGTTCATATAGAGAAACAGCTAAGTGGCTACACAGAGCAACAGGAAGATACATTTCGCATGTCGGACTTAAAAAACGAATCATCAATGGTATTACCGCCAAGGCCCAAGAAAACACCGAAGCAGAAAGCCAAGAGATCAGCGAAAGAGATATTAGAGAGAACTCGTAAGAAAGTTGCTACAGCAGAGCAAGCGTTACGTTCTGCTAAACGTCATGCGGAAAATGTTAAGAGTAAACTGTTAACTATAAACGAAGCATTAGACGGAAAAGAAACAAAGCTACTTACTGAAGATATAATCGAGAGTGCTCCTCAAGCAATACAAGAGCACATAAAAGGTCAAGAAATAATTTTTAAACCTAATGAAGGTCCACAAACACAATTTCTTGCAGCTTCTGAAAGAGAAGTATTTTATGGCGGAGCTAGAGGTGGTGGTAAATCATATGCGATGTTGGTTGATCCACTTAGATATTGTCAGAAGACAAATCATAGAGCACTCCTAATTAGAAGGACAATGCCTGAGTTACGAGACTTAATTCAAAAGTCTCAGATGTTATACTCAAAAGCATTTCCAGGAGCCAAATGGAGAGAGCAAGAAAAAGAGTGGCGATTTCCCTCGGGAGCAAAGATAGAGTTTGGTTACGCAGAAAACATGCAGGACGTTTTACGTTACCAAGGTCAATCGTACACATGGATAGGAATAGACGAACTTCCACAATATCCTTCGCCAGATATATATAATTTTTTAAGGTCATCTTTACGATCAGTTGACAAAGAGATTCCTGTATTCATGAGAGCCACAGGAAACCCAGGTAACGTAGGATCAGGTTGGGTACGAGAAATGTTCGTAGAACCAGGTGAACCTAATAAAGCATTTGAAGTAAAGATAAATACACCTGCTGGAGTTAAATCAATTACAAGAAGATTTATACCAGCTAAGTTACAAGATAATCCGTACTTGATGCAGACTGATGATTATTACATCATGCTTGCATCTTTACCAGAAGTACAACGAAAACAATTTTTAGATGGAGATTGGGATGCATACGAGAACTCAGCGTTTCCTGAATTTAATAAGATCACACACGTGGTGGAACCCTTTGAGATACCTAGAGGTTGGTATAAATTTAGGGCTGCAGACTGGGGCTATTCTTCTCCTGCTTGTGTGTTATGGTTTGCAGTTGATTATGATAATAATCTTTGGATTTATCGAGAACTTTACACATCTAAAGTTACGGCTGACAAATTCGCCAGACAAGTATTAGATTTAGAACAAAGCGAATATATACAGTACGGAGTATTAGACTCTAGTACTTGGGCAAGACGAGGTGATGTAGGACCAAGTATTGCTGAGACAATGATTCAACAAGGCTGCAGATGGAGACCTTCTGATCGTTCACCACGAAGTAGAATTAGTGGTAAGTTAGAAATACATAAAAGATTAATGCTTAAGGATGAGCAACCTGGTATTAGAATTTTTTCCAATTGCAGAAATTTAATTAAAACCCTAAGTGCTCTTCCAGTAGATAGCAGCAATCCTGAAGACGTAGATACTACTGCAGAAGATCACGCATACGATGCATTAAGATATGGTTGTATGAGTAGACCAACACATCCTGGTTACGCAGAAAGGTTCAAACCAATCCTTTCGGATTTTACACCAGTAGATAGAAAATTTGGTTATTAATTAAATAGGAGAAATAAACTATGCCGATGGTAGGAAAGAAAAAATTCCCATACACAAAAAAGGGAAAAGAAGCAGCTAAGAAGTACGCTAAGAAAACTAACAAAAAAATGAAAGCAAAATACTAGTATGCCTCTAAGTAAAAAAGGAACTAAGATTAAAAAAGCTATGACAAAGCAATACGGTAAGAAAAAAGGTGAATCCGTATTCTATGCCATGGAAAAATCTGGTAAGCTAAAAGGTGTCAAGAAAGCTAAAAATACCAGAACTAAATAACAAAAATTTTCCATATCCTCTAGTAAAAATATATTGGGAGGATATTGTCAGTAATAATAGCTGGGAAGATATTATAGATATTAAGAAATCTAAAACGGCAATATGTTGTAGCATTGGATGGTTGGTTACACAAAATTCTAATGTTACAATCATAATGTCCGATTTTAGTTTTGAAGACAATAATCAAATAAAGCAAGGTGGTAACTATACAACCATACCAACCAAAAATGTTTTATCAATTAAAAAATTTAAAATATAGGTATCACTATGGCTAAAAAGAAAAAAGAAAAATCAATCGAAGATATCATTGAACATATAAGAGACGATCTGGACGAATTAGAACAGAAAGTTTTAGATACATCTGAATTAGAAGAAGGTAATGGAAGTTTAGATGAAAGTGATTTTGAAGATGAAGATGAGGAGGAATAATGGAAATTAATTTTGATATTAAAAATAAAGTTAAACAAGGCGAATTAAGTGAAGCTTCTGATGGCAAACAGCCAAACAGAGAATCAGTTAATATTGACTTTAAAGAACATGCTCCAGGTAAATATGAAGCAGATGTTGTTCTAAAGAAAATTGATTATCCTACTAAATCTGGTTCTGAACACATTCAGCAATCATTATTTAGTATGGCTGATGAAAAAGATTATTAATGGATAATAAAATACAAAAAAGAAATCCTATTCACGAGATAGATCCAACGCTTACAAAAGATAATAAGTTTGTAGGTGCTGGTAAACTTATGCAAAGCGTAGGTTCAAAGCTAATAGAAAAAACTATTGGCAAATTTGGTAATCGTGCTATGGATCAATTAAATCCTGCACAACCAAAAACTTTAAATAAAATTAAAGGTTGGGCTAAAGCTATTATGCCTGGTGTTGTAATTGAAGGTAAAAAACAATATACTGATTATAAAGCAAAATCTAAAAAACAATACGGACAAACTGATCTGTTAACAAAGGGAGACTAATAACATGATGAATAAGATTAAACACGGAGAATTATCTTCTGCTAATGAAGCTAAGCTTATGAGAGGCAAATTGGAAATAGATCCAAATGCTAAAGTTAAGCATGGTAGCGTAGCAGGTGATGGTAAAGATAAAAAAGGTAAATCTAAATCCAAAGTTGATCCAGCTATTTTTAAAATGGCAGACCAAAAAGATTACTAAATTATAAATGGATGATAATAATAAAAAGCTTGGGTACGAAGGAGCTAGTCATCCTCTAGTTGGTTATATAAAAAATAAATTTCAAGAATCTGAAACATCGAAGATATACGATGAAAAAAGATGGTTGAAAGCTTATAGAAACTATAGAGGAATCTATGGTCCAGAAATGGCTTTTCGTGATAGTGAAAAGTCAAGAGTTTTTGTTAAAGTAACAAAGACTAAAGTTCTTGCTTCATTTGGGCAAATCATTGAAGTATTATTTTCTCAAGGAAAATTTCCTTTAGGAATTAATCCAACTCCAGTTCCAGAAGGAATTGATGAATATGCTCACGTAAAGAATCCACAAGAACAACCAAGTCAAGAGCCTGAAAGTCCATACGGATTTCCTGGTGATGGAAAACAAATTCCAGCAGGTGCTACTGCAAATGATTTAATACAATCAATTGCACAAGATTATAAATCTGTAGGAATGAATAGTGGTCCATCTCCAACTGGTACTCCACAGATTGAGCCTGCTAAATTAGCAGCTGAAGCTATGGAAAAATTAATTCATGACCAGCTTGAAGAAAGTAAAGCAATAACTATATTACGTCATGTATTCTTTGAAATGGCTTTATTAGGTACTGGAATACTTAAAGGTCCATTTACTGATGCTAAAACATATCACTACTATAATACTGGTGAAGATGAAGAAGGTAATGAAGTTAGAGTACACGAAGCAAGAACTAAATCTATACCGTCAGTAGAAGCAGTATCTTGTTGGGATTTTTATCCAGATCCAAATGCTACAAATATAAATGATTGTGATTATGTAATTCAAAGACATTCATTTAATAGACATCAACTAGAAGCATTGAAGGACAAACCAATGTTTAATAGTGAAGCAGTTGAAAGATGTTTAGAAGATGGTCCAAATTATCAAGTTAGAGGATATGAATCATCTTTATATGATAGAGAAAATATTACAAGTGTTTATAAAAATAGATTTGAAGTTTTTGAATATTGGGGATCAATAGATAAAAAATTTGCAGACGAATGTAATGTATCTTATGAAAGTGATTCTGATGTAGTACACATTAATGCTTGGATTTGTGGTGGACATATATTACGAATGGTTGAAAATCCATTTACACCAAAGAGAATTCCTTATTTAGTTTGTCCATATGAATTAAATCCTTATCAGTTTTTTGGAATAGGTATTCCAGAAAATATGGAAGATTCACAAACAGTTATGAATGGTCATGCAAGAATGGCAATTGATAACTTAGCACTAGCAGGTAACTTAGTATTTGATGTTGATGAAACTATGTTAGTGCCAGGTCAGGATATGAAAGTTTATCCTGGTAAAATTTTTAGAAGACAAAGTGGTCAAACTGGTCAAGCAATACACGGAGTTAAATTTCCTAATACTGCAATTGAAAACTTGCAAATGTTTGATAAGTTTAGACAACTAGCTGATGAATCAACTGGTATTCCTTCATACTCACATGGAACTACTGGTGTTCAATCAACTACAAGAACTGCATCTGGTATGTCAATGTTAATGGGTGCAGCTGCATTAAGTATTAAAACAGTTATTAAAAACATTGACGACTACTTATTAAAACCACTCGGTGAAGCATTGTTTCATTGGAATATGCAATTCAATGATGATGCTCCAAATGTTAAAGGTGATCTGGAAGTTAAAGCACAAGGAACTTCTTCTTTAATGCAAAAAGAAGTTAGATCACAAAGACTAATTACATTTATGCAAACTGCATCTAATCCTGCACTTGCTCCATTTGTAAAATGGCATACTTGTTTAAAAGAAATTGCTAAGTCTTTGGATATTGATCCAGATCAATTAATTAATGATCCAGAAAAAGCTGCGATCTATGCACAAATAATGGGAATGGTAAATGGAAATCAAAATAATACAGCCTCTGCTAGAGGACAAAATCAAATGGCAACAACTGGACAAGTACCTGTCGGAGCTTCAGCAACAGATTTATCGGGAGCTGGAGGTGGCAACATCGGAACAGGTGGTATACCGATGCCAGGGGAAGCTGGCTTTAGTGCGTCAGCTCAGGAACCTACAGGAAGCGAATAAACGAAATAAAGAATAATGGCACTTTCACTAATTAGAAATAATCTTGGAAATTACTTTTTAGATACTGCTGATACGCAAGCATCACCAGTAACTAAAAAATTACCTTCTGAGTTTGAGGCATATCTTGGAGGCCAAAAAACAGAACTAGTTGGTGGAACTACATTAGGTGCACAAACACAACAAATATTAGAAAGAGAAGCACCAGGACAATTTAATTTAGAATACGATCCTGAAACAGGACAATATAAACAAAAAGGTGAAGTTACTGGAGTTCAAACACAACAGTTTAAACCTATAACAAGTTTAGAAACTGGAACAAGTCAAGCTGTTCAACCACAACAAACTGCTTTAGAAAAAGTACAAAGTATTATTTCAGCAACTCCATATAAATCTGGAATGCCAGATATAGATGTAAGTCAATTAGCTGGTATGTTTAGTCCACAGCAAATGTCTACTAAACAACAGTTATTAAATACTGTATTAAGTGCTGGTTCAGATATTGCTACAAGTTATATACTTGATAAAATGGGTATTGGTGGTGGAGGAATTCCAAGTGGTGCAATTTCAGCAACTGCTTTAAAAGGTGGAGCATATCCTGGAACTACTTATATCACACCAACCCAAGCTGGACTTGGTGGAGCTGCCGCAGCAGCAATTGGAACTTTATTAGCTGGAGGTTCTGCTAAAAAAGCTGCAAAAAAAGGTGTAACAGTTGGTGCTGGAACAGCAATAGGAACAGCAGTTGGTGGCCCAGTTGGAGGAGTTGTTGGTGGTATTATTGGAGATGCTATTGGTGGTGGTAAAATAGTTTGTACTATGATGAATGAATCATATGGATTTGGAAATTTCAGAAATAAAATTTGGTTAAAACATTCACAAAACTTAGCAAAAGAATATGAAATTGGTTATCATACATTATTTTTACCATTAGTTAACTTTGCTAAAAAAGAAGGTAAAGTAAATAAAATTATTAAAAAAATATTAGAACATATTGCAATACATAGAACTATAGATATTAGACAGGAGATGAGAGGTAAAAAACATTTACTTGGAAGAGTTTATAGAAAAATATTAGAACCAGTATGTTATATAACAGGAAAAATTAAGCTATGGCTATAGGTGCTAAAGGACAAGTTACTACAACAGGTATGATGGGAGAACAACCAAAAACACCTGCTGCTCCAGATTTAAGAGCTTTAAGTGCTGGACAAAAACAACAACCTAAACAACAACCACAGCCGACTCCACAACCTGAAGCTAATCCAATGGAATTAGAATTTGCTGAAAGAGCAAAAACTTTAACTGATGAGGATAAATCAGCACTACAATCTGTTTTATCCCCATCTGTTAGAACTGCATTAGGTAAAATTTTACCAGAATTTAAACCAGTAATGGATCAATTTGGTAGTCAAGAGCCTAATGTAATTATACCTTTATCAACTGTAAAATCATTTGCAATGAAAAGGTATGGTGGACAAGATGAACAAGAAGCAATCAATAACTTTATGACTGACATTCTTGCTGATTCAATGCCACAACAACAACAACCGATGGAACAACAACAACAACCTGTGCCACCTAGACAAGGTTTAATGTCTAGCCCACAAACTTAAAAAGTTTCTGAGCTACCCTTATCCATAAGGCACTCAACCACATAGGTAAAAATAATGGAAAAAGAAAATGAAGTTCTTGAAAATCAAGAACAACAAGAAGAAGTATCTAAAGTCGAAGTAAAGAAGACAGTAATACCAAAATCAAATCCATATCATAAAGATCATGGTGAAGATGATGATGAAACCAAAGCGTTTCTTTCTGGTAAATTGTCTAATTATCACAGAGACCAAAGAGAAAATAAGGCAAACACAGCAACCGAACAGAAGGACACCGATGTATCTGAAGAGACTGCAGAAAAATCAGAAACCAAGGCTACTCCTATCGCTGAACGCCCTGTAACTGCTGAAGATAAAGTCTTTAAGAAACGTTATGACGATCTTAAAAGACATTATGATTCTACTGTTCAAAAACACAAGGACGAACTTAGATCGTTAAGAACACAATTAGAATCAAGTACTAAGCAATTTGTAGCACCTAAATCTAAAGATGAATTAGAATCTTGGAGAAAGGAGTACCCTGATGTTTATGAAATGGTTGAAACCATTGCAATGACTAAGGCAGATGCTAGAGCAAAAGAGGTAGAAGAAAAATACAACTTCTTGCAACAGCAACAAGAACAAATTGCAAAAGAAAAAGCGGAAGTCGAGCTTTTAAAAATACATCCAGACTTTAATGAAATTCGACAACAAGAAGAGTTTCATAACTGGGCTGCAAAGCAAGATCCACTTATTCAAGGTTGGCTGTATGAAAATACATCTAACGCACAATTAGCTGCTAGAGCTTTAGATCTATATAAAATGGATGCTGGCATTAGCAAATTGAATAAACAGGAAAAAGCTGATGTAAAAAAAGAAGCTGCTAAAGCAATTTCTAAAACAAAGAAAAGTACTGACTCTGATATTCCTAAGAAAAAAGTTTGGACTATAAGTGAAATTTCTAGACTAAAACCTCATGAATTTGAGAGATTAGAAAAAGAAATAGATCTTGCTAGGTTAGAAGGTAGAATTGAACAACGTTAACAATCTAACTAATAACTAATAATAGGAGGGTACAACCATGGCTTTTGGAAGTGCTGGTGGATACGGAAACTTACCTTCAGGTAATTTCACTCCACAAATATTTAGTCAGAAAGTTCAAAAGTTCTTCAGAAGAGCATCAGTGGTAGAAGATATTACTAACACTGATTACGCTGGAGAAATTGAAAATTTTGGCGATACTGTAAAAATAATTAAAGAACCTACAATCACTGTACAAGATTATGCTAGAGGTACAGCTGTTTCTACTCAAGATTTAGCTGACGATCAAATTACTCTTGTAGTTGATCAAGGTTCATACTTTGCTTTCAAAGTAGATGATATTGAAGAAAGACAATCTCATGTTAACTTTGAAGCTCTTGCAACCTCTTCAGGTGCATACTCATTGAAGAAGAACTATGACTTTAATGTATTAAAATACATTTATGACAATGCTTCTACTTCAGCTGGTAACACTGGAACAGATGCTTCACCTGTAACTGGTACAACTAACTCTAATACGTTAGCTGATATCGTTTCTGCTGCAAAATCTGTTTTAGACCAGAATGACGTACCAGAAGAAAACAGATGGCTAGTTGCTGCACCTAAGTTTTTCCAACAATTAAGAAAAGCAGATGCAAAACTAGTTGACCAATCAGTAATGATGGATGGCGGAGTATCAGCTATCAGAAACGGTAAAATGACTGACAGACCATTATTTGGTTTCAATATGTATATGTCAAATGCTATCGTTAATGGTAGTACTGGTTCTGCTGCAAACAAGACATTCTCATCAACTAACAGTGGTGAGTACATATTCTTATATGGACATATGTCTTCTGTTGCAACTGCTAACCACATTGCAAAAACTGAATTGATCAGAGATCCTGATTCATTCGCAGACATCGTGAGAGGCTTACACGTTTTTGGAAGAAAAGTTCTAAGAACTGAAGCTGTTTACTCAGGTGTTGTAACTTTATAATCGTAGGAGGATATAAACAATGACTGCATATAATAGTTCAAACTCAAACAGATTGATCAAAGCATCAACTGATAAAGTTAGAGTTATGTCAGAAGTTGTAGATTTTTCTTCTACAACTAACGCTGGTGGTCCAGATACTTTTGATGTTATAGGAATTCCTGCTAACACAATGGTACTTGCTGCTGGCTGTGATATATTGACTGCTGATACTGCTGGAAACAGTGGTACATTAGCTGTTGGTGATAGTTCAGGTGCTGCGGTATACGTAGCAGCTGCTGCTCCAACT